AAAACCTTGATCCGCCGCCGTTTGAGTTCGAGGGTAGGAAATACACCATGTACGAAGCAACGCAGAAACAGCGGCAGATTGAAACAGCGTTGCGCAAGGTCAAGCGCGAGGCGATAGCCGCCAAGGCGCGCGGCGACGACGAGGAATACACAAGCCTTGCGGTACGCTATAAGCGCCTAAACGACGAATACCACGCTTTCAGCACGGCGGCAGGGCTGCGTGAACAGCTCGAGCGGGGCAACATCCCGGAGTTCGGCGCGGATGAATCTAAAGCACTGATGAAAGCCTTAAAATGATGCAGCTAAAAGCATGACAGAGAGCAAATACACTTCCTTTTCCTTTCTTCTCCTTTCTATGCCCCAAGCGGTGGGGGATATAAATACCGCGTCGCTACTGCTCAATAGCGGCCATGCAATATATAGCGCAATGGTGTAATGGTAACACAACGGCCTTTGACGCCGTTATCGTGGGTTCGAGTCCCGCTTGCGCCGCCAACACGGAAACGCTGCGTCGACGAGCGAAGCGCAAGCCAACGTTTCAAGCGTTGCGGAATGGTTCCCCGATGGGCCACCGTTCTATTTAGGCGAAACGTTATTTTAATATGTTCATTCAGTGGTTATTGCAGAAATGCGATAGCCACTTTTTGATATGCCGACGGGCACAAAACGGAATACGCCGACGGGCGGTAAACGGAGGTTTATTTATGGCAGAAGAGAATGTCAATACCAACACCGGCGCTGCCGGGAGCGAACAGACCTTTACACAAGCGGAGGTCGACAACATCGTCGCTAAGAGGCTTGCAAGAGCCACACGCGGAATGCCGAGTGAGGACGATCTGAAAGCATATAACGCTTGGAAAGCAAATCAGCAGAGCGAGGCAGAAAAGCTCAAGGACATTGAGAAAGAGCGCGACACCGAAAAGACGGCGCGCCTTGCCGCCGAAGCAAAAATCACGCAGTATGAGAGAGAAAAGTATCTGACATCAAAGGGCGTGAGCGCTGACGAGCTGGAATTTTACTGTTTCAAGATCGGGCAGAAAGTGACCGATACTGTGAGCTTTGAGAAAGCGGCAGACGCTTTCCTCAAGGAAAGAAAGCCCGCGGGTGTGCGCGTGGACATGTCCGCACACGTCGGAGGCAGCGCCGGGGGCACAAATGGTGCTAACGACGCAATGAACGCCCTCATAAGGGGCAAATTTAGATAAGTGAGGTATAAACATTGGCTACAAACATTGTCAACAGAACTGACCTTTCGGGACTGATCCCCGAACCCGTAACCCGTGAGATAATTCAAGGGGTTACTGAGGGCAGCGCCGTCCTCCAGATGGGGCGCAGACTGCCCAACATGACCAGCAAGACCCAGACCATGAACGTGCTGGATATGCTGCCTACTGCCTATTTCGTCAACGGCGATACCGGCATGAAGCAGACCACTAAAATGAAGTGGGACAAGAAGAAAATCTATGCCGAAGAGATCGCCGTTATCGTGCCTATCCCTGAAGCCGTCCTTGACGATGCGGATTACGACATCTGGGGTGAGGTTCGCCCGCGCCTTGTTGAGGCATTCGGCAAGGTTATTGACAGTGCTATCCTGTTCGGCACGAACAAGCCCACTTCTTGGCGCGATAGCGTCCTTGAGACCTGCAAGAAAGCCGGTTCCGTCGTTGCGGCAACTCCCTATATCTATGATGATATCATGGCGGAGGGCGGCGTTATCGCCAAGGTTGAAGAGAGCGGCTATCTCGTCAACGGTATCATGTCTGCAATCCAGATGCGCGCCAAGCTGCGCGGCCTGAAAGACCTGAACGGCGTTCCGCTCTTCAAAACCGATATGCAGGGCGCTACCCCGTATGCGCTGGACGGTTCCCCGATGTATTTCCCCCGCAATGGCGCATTCGATACCACTAAGGCGCTGATGTTTGCCGGTGACTGGACGGAGCTTGTCTACTCCATCCGTCAGGATATCACTTTCAAGATATTCGATCAGGGCGTTGTGCAAGACCCGTCTGATAACTCCATCGTGTACAACCTCATGCAGAATGACATGGTTGCGCTGCGCGCTGTCATGCGTCTTGGCTGGGAAATCCCCAATCCCAAGAGCGCATACAACGATAACATCGCCAATCCCTGCCCGTTCGCGGTTTACGCCCCTGCCGGTACTGTCAGCACCGTTACCGTCGCTCCGGCGACGGCTTCCGTCGCTAAGGGCGCAAGCAAGGTGTTTACTGCGGCTGTCGCAGGCGAGGGCGCTGTGTCTAACGGCGTTCTGTGGAGCGTTGCTGGCAGCTCTGCCGTCAAGGCTGGCACTAAGATTGACGAAAACGGCAATCTGACTATCGCTTCCAATGAGACCAACACTGCACTGACCGTCACCGCAACTTCCAAGCAGGACGGCACTAAGACCGGCACAGCAGCTGTTACCGTCTCTTGATGACCGGAGGTGAGCGTGATGTATGCTGATTACACATATTACACGACCACCTATATCGGCAGCGCACTAACCGAAGAGGAGTTTGCCCGTGCAGCAACGCGGGCAAGCTCCTTTCTTGATTATTACACGCGCGGCAAGGCTAAGACGTACACCGGCGACGAGCTGAAAATGTGCTGCTGTGCGCTTGCTGAACAATATCAGATTATCGAGAACGCACAGGCGCAGAGCATGAGCGGCGGCGAGCTGCAAAGCCAGACCGTGGGCGCTTGGAGCAAGACATATAAAAGCGGCTCGGAGACGGCAGCGGCAGCGCGTGAGACGCTTGCCGGTATCGTAATGCAGTATCTCGGACACACCGGACTTTTATACCGGGGAGGTGGTTGCTGTGTTCCCTCATGTTGTGACTGTTTTTAATGTATGGGAAGATGACGACCTCGACAAGCACTATAACATCACGATCCTGCGCGGTGTGCTGCTTGATATCTCAAAGGGCGCTAACATCGCGAAAACGGGCTTGTCAGACGCGGACGCAGCAACGCTCTATATTCCGTTCACCGTCACGGCAGAAAGCACCACGGGCGATGTGAAGCGCTATAAGGAGCCGAAAGCGTTCTATGCAGCTGACAATCCCGGCGAGTTCTGGACGCTTGACAGCGGCGGAGAAAGCAGCTCCACATCGACGTATTTTGCCAAGGGCGAAATCTCGGAGCAAATGAGCCTAAAGGAGCTGCGGCAGGCGCATGAATATGTCTATGATGTGTCCACGGTCGATATCCGGGACTTCGGCGGGGATATGGCTCACTGGCAGGTGGGTGGCAAATGAAAATCACGCTCAAGATCAAGGTTATCAAAGGGCGCGAGTTCAAAGCAGCTTGCACCGCTGCCGAAGCCGTCGTTGCTACACAGGCGCTCAAAGACACGACGCCTTATGTCCCGGCGCTTACCGGGGCATTCTCCAATCTCGCCCGCGTCGACGGTAATGAGATCGTTTATACCGGCGATCAGGCCGCGTATTTATATGCCGGTAAGGTCATGGTAGACGAAATGGGGCGTCACGCAGTGTATATCAAGGACGTGGGATGGAGACATCGCAAGGGCGCAAAGCTCCACGCGATTGATAAAGACCTTGTGTTTACAACGGATATGCATCCAAAGGCACAAGCACACTGGATGGAAGCGTCTTATGAAGAAAACGCTGAGAAGTGGGCGCTTGTCGGAGAAAGAGCGGTGAAGTTGTGGCTTGAATAAAGAAGAAAAACCGAAAACGTTAGTATCTGCGTCGGAAAACGCAGATGTGAGCCGCGCAGTGCGGAAATGGCTGAATACGTACCCAAATAAACCGCTGTCCAAGCTTGACTTTGAATGGTTAGGCAAGAGCAGCGGTCTTTGTATATCCACCATACAGGCGTCATACAAGACCAAACAGTTTATAGACGGGACATATCAGGCACAGTACCAGTTCAAAATCATTTACCGCACGACGGCAACAGACGCCGACGAGCGCATAACCGCTGACGAGGTGCTGGATAAATACGGCGAATGGGCAGAGCAGAACAGCGGCAGTCTGACCATAGCCGACGGCATTACCGTTAAGAAGGTCAAGCGCGATACGGCGGCGGCACTTTTTGCCCGATATGAGGGCGATGTTGAGGATCATCAGATCCTTTTAACTTTACTTTACGAGGTGATTTAAGAATGGCTGAATATACATGGACTACCACGGCGGGACAGGCCGTAGCCCGTGAACTGCTCATTGCTTACCTTAATACCGGCACTAATGAAAGCCCGGTATGGTCTCCGCTCGGTAAGCGCGTCGAGGACAGCTCCGAGGAATACGACTGGTCTACCGAGAGCAAGAAAGACATACTCGGCGATACCTACGGCACTATGAAAAAGCCCGTCATTACGCAGAGCTTTGAGCCGTGCGAAATGGACAGCGGCGACGCCGCACAGCAGCACATCTGGAATCTCGCAGTTGTCAAACAAGACGCTATGGCGCTTGCGGCACAGGATATGCTGATCGTTCACAGCTACGCCGGGTTTGCCGAGCGCTACGAATCCAGCATGATCGAGGTAACAGGTCTCGGCGGCGAGGGCGGCGGCAGTGCCGGTATGCCTATAACTGTCACTTTCGGCGGCAAACGCACTATCGGCAGCGCCACCAAGGGCAGTAATGGCGCAATCGAGTTTACACCGGCGGCAGCATAATCAACAGGGGCGCGTTTTATACGCGCCCTTAACTAATTAAGGAGGTTAACATGGCGGAAAAACTTGTATTTAGGCCGGATGACGGCGTACAGGAAATTTCCATTAACGATAAAGTATCTGTATGGATAAACCTTACGGACATGAACTTTATAGAGCGCGTCTTTATGGTTTTTGATGCAATGGACAAGCATCAAGAAAAGTACCAGAGCATGCTAAAAACCACAGAAAATCTACAGGACATATTCAAGACTGCGCGCGAGATGGACGCAGAGATGAAAACTCTGATAAACACGCTCTTCGATACAGACGTGTGTACACCTGTTTTCGGCGACATGAACGTGTATGCGCTTGCCGGTGGTACTCCGGTATGGTTTAACCTCATCATGTGCCTTATAGAAAACATGGACGACACTGTTGTTGCAGAAAAGAAAAAGACAAATCCTAAGCTGCAAAAGTACCTTGCGCGTTTTAATAAGAAGAAATGACGTACGGTCTGCCTACTTCTCTTAACATCGGGGGCAGCGAGTACGCAATACGCACAGATTACCGGGTGATTCTTGAGCTTATCGAAGTTCTGAATGACCCGGATTTTTCGGACACAGACAAGGCGCAAGCGACGATAGAAACGATAATCGAGGGTTGGGAGAGCGTCACGGATTACGCCGAAGCGCTCAAGCAATGCTTTTGGTTCATTGACATGGGACAGCCGAGCGGGAAGAAAACCGCACGGCTTGTTGATTGGCAAAAGGACTTCCCTTATATCATCGCGCCGGTTAACCGTGTGCTTGGTTTTGAAAGCCGCGCCGTTGAATATCTCCATTGGTGGACTTTTATGGGCGCTTATATGGAGATCGGCGGCGAATGTGCATTTGCGCAGATCGTCAATATCCGGTCAAAGCTGTCAAAGGGCAAGAAGCTTGAAAAATATGAACGCGAGTGGTTAAGGCAGAACCGCGAGATTATAAATCTTCCGCAAAAGTACACAGCGGAGGATGAAGAAATCCTAAAGAAATGGACAGGAGGCGGATAAATGGCAACTGAATTGAGATTCCCGGTCGAACTCGATGACGGCCAAGCCTCAAAAGAGCTTGACAAGCTTGTAAACAAGATGAGCAAGCTCAAAGAAAGCATCGCAAAAAATGAATCAGCGCGAGCGCCAATAGTTGAACAACTCAAAGAGGCGCAGGACGCGGCGGTTGAAGCATATAACCGCGTCGAAGAACTGAAAGCGGCGCTTGCTGAGAGCGAAGCAAAAACAAGCATAACCGGCAACGCTGACCCCGGTACATATATTGCCGAAATTCAGCGCCAGGCGCAAATCAAGGCCGAGCTTGCGGAGCAAGAGAAAATCATGCAAGCCAAAGAAAAAGAGGCGCAGCGCCTTGAAGCGCAGGACAGCAAGATACTTGATGTGCTTGCACAGCAGACGGCGGAACTCGAGCAAGCGCAAGAACGCGCCGGTGAACTTACGAAGCAGATAACGGACGCAACAAAGGGTAAGAACCTCAAGGCCATATTCGAGAGCACTCAGGCTGCTGTTAATAACGGTGTAAAAAGCCTGCTCAAATACGGCATAGGCATACGCACACTCTTCACGCTGTTTAGCAAGCTGAAAGATTATACAGTTGATGCGGTAAAAGCCTATGCGGAAAATGACCCAGAAACGCAGGCGCACATAAACAGCCTTAAAGCGTCTCTTGCCGGACTCCAAGCAACGTGGGGGGCAGCATTTGCGCCGGTGCTTAACGCCGTTATACCGGTGCTGCAAACGCTTATAAGCTGGATTAATACGGCCATAAATGCCATCGCATCATTTTTCGCTCTACTCGGAGGGCGAGGCACGTTCAAACGCGCTACATCCGGTATGGATAAACTCGCTGGTGCTGCGGGTGGAGCAGCGGATGCAGCTAAAGAAGCAAAGAAACAACTCATGGGCATTGACGAACTGAACGTTTTGCAGGACAACGACACCGGAGGTGGCGGGGGTGGTGGAGGCGGCGGAACCGGCCTCGACTATGAAGATGTTGAAATCAGCGATTTCCTCAAAGACAATTTCAACACGATCCTTGACATTGTGATTGCCGTTGGCGCGGCTCTTGCGGGCTGGAAGTTCGCAAACATCCTTAAAAACCTCGGGCTTATAAAAGGCGGATTCAAGCAGATACTCGGCATCGCTACGATATTTGCGGGAACAGCAGTTCTCATTAAGGGGGCAATAGACGGATGGAAAAATGGCGTCGACTCAACAAACCTTGTTGAAATGTTTTCCGGCGCTGCTGCGGCGGCGGTGGGAGCGTTTTTAGCATTTGGCAAAGTCGGAGGCGCTATCACCCTTTTAGTGGGCGGCGTAACAATGCTTGTCGTGGGTATTAAGGACTGGATAGCAACCGGCGAACTATCACATGAAACGTGCGCGCTGATAGTGGCCGGTCTGGGCGCAATCGGAATTGCTATATCGCTTCTCACAGGGAGCTGGATTCCCGTGGCGATTGCGGCGGTTGTGGCTCTTGTGATGGTCATTATAAGCTACTGGGGCGAAATATCCGCATGGTTTGATGAACACGTCGGAACGCCGCTTAAAGAAGCGTGGAACAAGCTCAAAGAAGCGGGCGCAGAATTTGCAGCTGCGACAAAACAAAGCTTTGAAGATATCAAGGCAAACGCCGAAAACCTTAAAAACAAATTTGTTGAGAAGTTTGACAATATCCGCGATAAGGTAAAATCCGCGTGGGAGACCATAAAAACCACGCTCGCGCAGAAACTCTCTTTTCCACATATCCCGTTGCCGCACTTCTCAATAAGCGGCCAATTCAGCCTTAAACCGCCGAGTGTACCACATTTTAGCGTGGATTGGTACGCCAAAGGCGGCATTGTTGACGGCGCAACGCTTATCGGAGCGGGCGAAGCTGGTAAAGAGGCGATCATACCGCTTGAGCGTAATACCGAATGGATACGCTCAGTTGCGCAGGAGATTGCATCGCTACTGTTCGACGAAGATATCTTCTCTCGGATCGCAGACAAGATATCGCTTGTTCCGACTGCTCTTGACCGTATGACGGCGCAGCTCGCCACAATGACTATGCCCGCACTTCCGGCAGTTGCTACGGGTTCAGTAGTTCCGCCCAATGCGGCGGTTACTTATACCGGCATAACCCCGGAGCTTGCAGAGAAGTTAAGCAACTTCCTTGACAGGTTCGGCAAGGATAGCGGCAGCAGCCCGATAGAGGTCTATCCAGTGGTAGAGCTTGACGGCGTTCGTGTGTCGAAACAGCTTCACAGCTACACAAAACGCGAAACCAGAATGCACGGCAAAGCGCTTATAGAGGTGGACTAATATGTTTGTTTTTGAAATAGACGGCGTCGACTTCTCTAAGTGGGTAGCTGCCGAGGGATTCAAAGTAACGCGCGCGGACAGCGACGGCCCCAATGCTGGCCGAACGCTTGACGCGTACATGTACCGCGATAGGGTCGCGACAAAGTACCGCTTGGATGTCCAATTGCGTGATCTTTGGGACGACGACGCTCATACAGCTTGCGCGGCTATGCTGCCGGAATATGTGACGGTCACGTATTCAAACCCTTATACGGGCGCAATAGAGACCGTACAGATGTATTCAAATAACAACGTGGCCACGCTTGTGATGAGCATGGACGGCCACGAATGGTGGACTTTTGACGCATTTCCGCTTATAGAAAGGTGATTCGATGTTTGCAATTCCGAATAAGATTGTAATTGGTGACGTCGAATCACCAATTTTAACATTTGAGAACGACGCCATAAAAGAAGTTCTCGAAGAAACAGGCATATCTGCTGTTGGCGAAGAGCTGTATATAGATCAATTCATGCCGACCGTCAGATATGCCCTTTATGTCAGATACCAGATACTCCCTCAAGACAATAATGTTTATGACGGGATTCTGTCTGCTGACGGGAAAATTATATGCAGCAAATGGAATTATGACATTCGTGATGTCCCCTATGGAACGCCGACGAGGTTTTTCAATGACGGGCGCCAGACGGGGGTGTTTTACTGTGAATCGGTGACAAGGGAGAGCGGCGATCTCTTTAAATTTAACTGTGTTTCGGCGGTCGGGATGATGGACAACCAGCGGCACGTTGGCGGCGTATATACTGGTCAAAGATTCGACGTGGTACTTGCCGAAATTCTCGGCACGGAATACGAATACGAAATTGATCCGGAAGTTGCTTCACAACAGGTTTATGGTTGGCTGCCGTATGACACGCGTCGGAACAACCTGCATCAGCTCCTTATTGCATATGGCGTGATCGTATCCAAATCCGACACGGGGAAAATGCTTTTTGTTTTCCTGAGCGCGCGTGACACATATGACATTCCGCGAGGCCGAATCTTTGACAGTGGTTCGATAAAGTACGGCGATACAGCGAGCCGCGTTGAAGTTACCGAGCATAGCTATCATTATCTGTCGAGCACGGAAGAAGAAACTCTTTACGACACCCAAGGCAAGTCATTAGCGCAGAACACAGTGACTTTTGACCATCCAATATACCCGGATTCTATCACCGCGTCGGGTGACATGACTATCTCCGAAAAGGGCACGAATTACGCAATCATTCAAGGCTCCGGCATACTCACGGGCAAGCCGTATGTCCATAACACGAAGCTACTTGTCGAAGAAAATTCCGATGCGCGTATTGAAAAGGTCGTCACTGTAAAAGACGCGACACTGATAACAACAGCAAATAGCGAAAACTGCCTTGCGCGAATCAGCAGCTATTATTTCAACACAACAGTTGTCACACAAGCGATAGTCGTTGACGAAGAACGTGTTGGGCGCAGATATAATATCGAAAATCCGTTCAAAGAAAAAATGATAGGGTTTCTTTCGAGAATGCTTACGAACACATCATCATTTCGGCGTGCAGAGTGTGATTTTATCGCGAATTACACGCCTGTTGCCGGAGGATCATCGTTCGCCCGCCGCGCGGTTCTCGAGCTGACAGACGCAGAACAGCGATGGGATATCCCGGACAGCGTTTTTCAAAAAGATGCCCCACAAATTCGCTGCGTCTTGATTGGCCGCGGTTCAGACGGCGCGACCGGTGAAGATGGCGAAACAGGCGGATACGGTAATGACAGCGAGGGCGGAAAAGGCGGAAAAGGCGGTAAAGGTGGCAAGGGTGGCGCAGGCGGCAAGGTGTATTCTGTGACTATCGACTGCACAAACCTTGCGTTCATCCGCTATAAGAACATAGACGGCGCAACCGTGCTTTACGCAGCCGATGATATTTATTCGTCGGCAAACGGCAGTGCTTCAAGCTCTGGATTTGTTGAACTGTTTTCCGGCGCGGTCTATGCGCTGCCCGGAAACGACGGCGTTTCCGGCGCTGACGGCGGCAACGGTGGATGTAATCCGGCTATAGGCGCATCGCCGCAAAGAGCCACAGTCGGCGGCGATCTTGTGTATAACGGCGTCACATATAAGGGCGGCAAGGGCGGAAAGATGCAGGCCGTCAGAGCGCGGAGCTATTCGACCGCATATCACGAAAATATGACGTGGCGCTTTGGCGGAAACGGCGGCGGCGGAGCTGCTGCCGGAGCGAATGGCCATGATGCAACAAACCTTACAGGCGGAAATGGGGACTTTGAATGGCCCGTGGGCGGCGCGGGTGCAGATGCTACAGAGACGCAGCCAACTGTTGAGCTTTACGGCTCTGGCGGCAACGGCGGTTCCGGTGGCGGGGGCGGCGGTGGAGCGTCAAATCATTACTGGTGGAATGACGTTTATAACGTCCTTATTACAACGTACACGCAAGAAGAATCTAACATCCCCGGTAAAGGCGGCAAAGGGAGTGCCGGAACCGCCGGTTATAAGGGATGCCTCATAATCTACTATTAGGCGGTGGAAACATGGCAATAGAATACTTCCGTAGTTCGCTTCTGGCTCAAGAAATGGAAGAAACATGGACAGGCACAGTCAGATTCAACGCTGAACAGGAGCTGTCTGAATCTCAGAAAGCTCAGGCACGCGAGAACATCGGCGCTGTGCCGTTTGGCAGCAATCTCAAAATATTAGGTCATTTTGATACAGTTGCCGCGTTGCAGGCATCTGCACCGCAGAATGTCGGCGACGCTTACAGCGTGGGCGCGATTACACCCTATAACCTGTACATATTCGACGGCCTACGTAATGAATGGGTAAACTACGGCCAAATCCGCGCAGCGGATATCTCCGCGCAATATGTCGAGAATCAGGTGATAGCCGTATCGGCGTGGACGCATGATACCTCATCCCTCGCGGGATACAGCTATAAAGCACAGATCACGGTCAGCGGCGCGACGGGAGACGATTTCCCGATAGTGGCATTCAACCAGGGCGACGCAGTGAGCGGCAATTTCGCGCCGCTGTCGTTCTCATTTGACGGCTATCTTGAGATATGGGCTAAAGAAAAGCCGACGGCGGCGGTGACGATTCCCATTGCAACGATCATAGTCAATGGCGGTAACGGACGCGGTATCACCAATGCAACCGGTGGCATAACCGCGGGGAGCATTGGTGCTGATAGCCTTGCAAACGGCTCTGTGACGGCACCTAAGATTGCAGACGGCGCAGTGTCACAGACTTTTACCGCAACGATAACCGCCGCAGGATGGACGGGCGACGCGACACCATACACAAACGATGTCACTGTAACCGGCCTGACCGCCGATGACAATCCTTTCGTTGACATGATCGCATCAAGCGCTTTCGAGACCGCAGAAACTGAAATTGAAGCATTTGCGAACATTTATCGAATGGTCACGGCTGAAAATAAACTCACGGTCTATGCGGCAGAAAAGCCGACTGTTGATATCGCCATTCAAATTAAGGTGGTGAGAAAGTAGTGGGTGAAGCTTTTATAACGCGCAGGGGCGGCAGCAGCGCCAAAGTCTACGCCGTCATCGGAGTCACATACCCCACCGGTTCAACCTGCACTTGCACTGATGGCGTGAAGACGCTGACGGCAAAAGACACCACCGGCAAGGCGCTGTTCGTTATCCCCTCCGCCGGGACGTGGACGGTCACGGCGGTCAGCGGCAGCAAGAGCGCGAGCAAAACGGTATCAATCACCGCCGAGGGGCAGGTCGAGACTGTAACGCTGATGTTTAAGCTGTATTTGTTTACGAGCGGGGAAGGCGTAGTTGATGACTGGACACCTTTATATGGTGGGTATACGAACGCGGCTGTCACAAGTGAAAAAATGACATTAAATGGTGGTGAGGATTTATATTATTCCTCTACCGCAGCCGTTACTTCTAATAACGCAATTGATTTAAGCGGATATAGTAAGCTTGTCGTTGACGTGCAAACGAATAAAGCCGCAACCGATAACGTATACGCTTGGGTCGGTGTCTCGGCAACGAAGTTCACAAGGGGCTCGGAGACTAGCACCATCAGTATCAGCAATAGCGCGGCTTATACCAAAATCAGCACAACAACTCGGTACGAGATCGAAGTTGATATAGCGAATATAAATACAGGCTATGTTTTTGTGGCATCCAATGGTACAAACATCGATACAACTGCATATAATATTTGGCTTGAATAAGGAGAATATGACATATGACAATCTACATAGACAACGATTATAAATGCTATGTCTCCGCAGCTGACGGCCGCAGGGCAATTGAAACGGACGCCTTTAACGGCAAGTGTGCAGAGTGGATAGAGAGTTTCCGCCTTGCCCCGGCGGGCGAGACGTGGGTAAAGCCCAACGGCGAGATGTTCCGCGGGGAGATGGTTTCCCCATGGAAGGACTTGGGCGAGGCTTATGCGGCGCAGGCGGCGTATGTAACTGCGCAGAATGCGCAGTATGAAGCGGCATTGACCGCCATCGAAAACGCGTTGGAGGTAACGACATGACCATTGAAGAGAGAGCAGAACGGTGTTTGACCCGTATCGCCGAGATCAAGCAGGGTGGTAGCTCTGCTGAAGTTGAGGACATGCGCGCCGCACTTGACTTGCTGGGCGTGGTGAATGAGGAGGAGACGGCATGAGTTATTTTAATGGAGCTAAAAAGCTTCGCGCGGCGATGGACACCGCGGGGAATGCCCTCTCGGATGCGCAGGCGCGCACCTGTAAGCTTATCTATCAGCAGTGGTCTAATCTCATAGGCACGACCGCAACGCCGGGACAGCGCTTCCTGCACGGCGATACGCTATACAGAGTTCGCCCCGACGCGTCGGAGCACACCTTCAGCGCCGAGTGGGTGCCGGGCGTGCCGACCGCTGCGCTCTACGAAGCTATAGACGAAGAACACAGCGGCACGATTGACGATCCTATCCCGTTCACTCAGCCGATGGAAATTTACAATGGCAAGTATTACAGCCAGAACGGCAAGGTCTATCTCTGCACACGCGACAGCGGTAAGCCGCTCGCGTTCAACCTCGCCGATCTGGTGGGACTCTATGTAACGGAGGTAACTGAGTAATGGACGATGAGAAGACTGACAGCGGCTTGCTGACGGAAGACGCACGCGAGAGCGTAGCCCCGACAGGGTGGCTGCTCTCAAGATTTACGACAGTGACATGAGGAGGAAAACAATGTCAAACGAAAAATTCATTGAAAAAGCGAAAGCGTATGTTGCCGACTATGCGGCCAAGCACTGCGACAAAACAGATAAGATTCCAGACTTCGAGGTATACGTAGTGTGGAACGCGTTTATCCTCGGAAACATCAAGGCGCTCCTCTCTACTACCCTCTTTGACGGTATGTACTATGAGGTAACATACAACGCAGTGAGGGATGAGATTTACTTCGACGCGTACAAAAAGTTTGAGAACCGCTGCATTCCTGTGGAGTAACTGCCATGGGAATCATCGACAATGCCGTGACTCGCGCGCTGGAGATAGCGGCGGACGACAGTCACGGTTACGATCAGGCCAACCGCTGGGGGCCTGACTACGATTGCAGCAGCCTTGTGATAGACTGCTTCAAGAGAGCGGGGCTGCCCCTCAGCTGCACCTATACCGGCAACATGCGCGGGGACATGCTGCGCTGCGGCTTTGAGGACGTGACCGGCAGCGTCGACCTTGCGACAGGCGCGGGGCTTGAGCGCGGCGACGTGCTCTTGAACCACGTCCACCACACTGCACTGTATATAGGCGGCGGCCAGCTCGTGCAGGCAAGCATCAACGAATATGGCACTACGACCGGAGGCCGGACCGGCGACCAGACCGGGCGCGAGATATATACACGCGGGTACTATAACTATCCGTGGGACTGCGTATTGCGGTACACCGGGGCAGAACCGGACACGAAACCGGCCCCGGTGAAACCGACGCAGTTCGTCACCGTCGAGCTGCCCATGCTGGAGGACGGCCAGACCGGCGTAGTCGTCGCCATGCTTCAGGCAGCATTGAAATATCTCGGCTATGATCCAAAGTGGATAGACGGAGAGTTTGGAACGCGCACGCGCAACATGCTCATGGCCTATCAGGCGGAGCACGGCCTTGAGGCTGATGGCATCTGCGGCGCGGCGACGTACAAAAGCATAGCGGGAGGCGATAACGCATGAGATAATAGCGCAACTTCCAAAACATACAGACGAGGAAAAGAAATGGAAATTTTAAAAGCGTTTATCACGTCGTGCGGCGCGGCCATAATTGCTGGGATATTCTCGCTTATCCTTGCACGCAGAAACAGCAAGAAAGAGCGAGAAGAAGCAAACAATCAGGTCATAGCCAAGCTCACCAGTCTTGACACCAAGCTTGAGCAGCACATTCAGCAGGACGCGGCGGCAAAAGCGGACGAATCCCGCAGCCGTATCTTGCGGTTTGGTGACGAAGTCCGGCGCGAGATTCTTCACACGGAAGAGCACTGGATTGATATCTTGCTCGATATAGACCGGTACGAAGACTATTGCGACACGCATCCGAACTACGAAAACAACCGCGCTACACACACAATTCAGTATCTTAAAAACGTCTATGATGGACGTTTGAAGAAAAACGATTTTTTGAAATGAGGTAATAATATGAAGCTTTCCAACAAAGTATACGATGTTCTCAAGTGGCTGGTAGTCATTGTCCTGCCCGCCGTCAGCACGTTTTACAGCACCGTCGCACCGCTGTTCGGCTGGTATGACCCCGGTACTGTCGCGCAGGTCATCAGCGCCGTCTGTGTGCTTGTGGGTGCGATCATCGGCATATCCACTGCCGAATATAATAAGACCAAGTAACACCTCGGCGCAAACAAAAAATCCTTGTAAACCGACAAAACGGAGGACAGATGAAAGAATCCGTGAAAAATTTCTGCCGCTTGAATGGGCTGAACCAGCGATCAGCAAACCTTGTAGACATGCTATATAATGCGTACATAGGAAGTGAGGCTAACGACAACAGCAGAAATAAAAACCAGTCTGATAACGCCGGGGGAGAAAAACAAACTGCAATTTCCGCGAGCGCTAAAGGAACAGTTTGAACGCGACTGCGGCTTTACCGACGAGGAGTTGACCATATTCCGCATGAGGGCGCGGGGAATGAGCATCTTGCAAATTTCTTTTGCTCTTCAAACGGAAACCGAGCTATACGGCACCGAGAAAGTCGAGCGCCGTATACGGAGCATAAAAAACAAAATAGCTGCCGCGATTGATGGCTAAATAATGTGTTGATGAGGGCTAACCGATGGGTTAGCCCTCTTTTTTTATGCGAGAATATCAGCAGAAAGGACGTGACGTAATGGATTACCCACAGTATTACCAACAGCCCCCGCAACAGCCACAGCAGCAGTTCTACGGCGGCTATCAGCGGCCTATACAGACGGTGCAGCAAGCTGCGCCGGGATACGTCTGTAAGCCCGTGACGAGCCGAGAAGAGGCCGTAGCGACGAGCACGGACTACTTCTCTCTTGGTGTTGTAATGCCAGACTTGGGGCACGGCATGATCTATCTCAAGCGCTTTAACCAGCAGACTGGATCATCTGACTTCTTCGAGTTCCAGCGGTATATACCGGAACAGTCTGCACCGGTGGAGTATGCGACAAAAGCCGACCTTGACGCTCTTCGGGCGGAGCTGACACCTAAAAAGAAACGGAGGGCAGACGACGATGAATAACCTTTTCCCGCCGCAAATGGCAAGAAATATAAAGGGGATGGCGACAGAGGCAATAGGCACCATGAAGCAGATGGGGCAGATGGCCACAGATGCGGAAATGGTAATGACACTGATAAGCGCCTATAAGTCGGGGAACTTCTTACCAGCGTTGCAGCAGATGGCGTCACAGAATCCGAAGATGGCACAGGCGGTGACGATGCTGCAGGGTAAGGACGCTAACAGCCTTGCACAGATGGCGCAAAACATGGCTGCCGAGCGTGGCACTACAGTAGATGAACTAGCCAAGGAGCTTGGCCTCAAATAAATAAAAATCCTATCAGTTTTGCAGGTCTTGATAAAAACTGCCCCGACAAATGCAGACGGGGCGCGCGACCCGTGTGTAAATAAACTGATAGGAGATTTTTTATGGCAGACGATTTTATAAGCGGATTCCTCGCCGGGCAGGGCGACGGTAATTCTAATCGCGGCGGAATGTTCGGCGGTGACGGATGGTGGGCTATCATCATCTTTGCCCTGATCTTCGGCTGGGGGCGCGGCGGCTATGGCGCTGGCAATGGAGCCGGTGACGGCGGTTCGACTGGTACAGGCGCGGCGATGGCCGGGTATGTTCTCACGTCGGATTTTGCGAACCTTGAGCGCAAACTCGACGGTGTAAACAACGGCATCTGTGACGGCTTCTACGCGATGAATACCGGTATGCTCAACGGCTTTGCAGGGGTCACTCAGGCGGTCACAGGCGGCTTTTCTGCGGCGGAGCTTGCAAGGTGTAACCAGCAGGCGGCACTCATGCAGCAGCTCAACGCGATGCAGATGCAGGCACAGGAATGTTGCTGTGAGAACCGCGCGGCTATTGCGCAGGTGCGCTACGATATGGCTACACAGGCTTGCGACACCCGTAACACCGTGCAGGTAGCAGCTCGCGACATCATAGACAGTCAGAACGCGGGAACCAGAGCTGTCCTTGACTTCCTGACTAACAGCAGACTGCGCGATCTTGAGGCGGAGAACTCCACACTGAAGCTTGCGGCGTCTCAGGCGGCGCAGAATAACTACCTTGTCAACACTCTGCGCCCTGCACCCATACCGGCGTATCAGGTGCAGAACCCCTATTCGTATGGCGCGAACGGTTGCGGCGGCTGCGGCGGCTGCGGCGGCTGCGGCAACTATTAAGCAAAACTGATATCGGGGCGGGGATAACCCGCCCTTGAAAGGAGATTACTATGTCATGTAAACCCGTATGTCAGCTTTGCCCAAAGCTGATACTCAGCCAAGCGATAACGTTTGCCGATGGCAACGTAGTTGTCAACCTCCCGGACGGCAGCTATACCAACGGCGGGAAATACTGTATCGTGTTGGCACAAACCATACCCGCGACGGCGACGATCAACGCGCCGGTCGTGTTCACCATCGGCACGGGGACAACTCAATTTCCGCTGACAAACCGCTGCTGCGCACAGGTGACAGCGTGCGGAGTGCGGACGCGGACGAAGTACAGCACCATCGTTGTCACGAACTCAACGGGCGCGACGTTCCGCATGATCGGAAACCCATGCTGCTCTCCGAGCAACAATCTTACCGCAGTTAACGCGGCAACAGGAGGTGCGACAGCATGAGCAGAACCGACCGTATAATGAGAATCCGCGACTATCAGCCGCAGGACAAATACCGTGACCGCCGGGGGCGCGAGCATTACGACAATGGCCGCTACGCGCCGCGCAATGAATACCGCGACAACTACCGGGATGACTATTATGAGCGCCGCAGAATAGGCTTTGACTACGATGCGCCGCGTATGGGTGATCCGGCGAGCTATGGCGGGGACTATGAGCGCGGTTATGGCGGCGGCAGTATGTACAACGGCATGAGCCGCGAGATGGCGGATGAATGGATGCACGACCTTGAAAATGAGGACGGCAGCAGGGGCGCACATTGGAGCTACGATCAGACGTCAAATCTTCTTAGTCAGAAGAAATACGACTGCGATCCGATAGAGTTCTATGTTGCAATGAATATGCTATACTCTGACTATTTCAAGGTTGCAAAGAAATTCAACGTCAACAACACAGAGTTCTACGCCGATCTTGCCGAAGCGTTCCTCTGCGACAAGGACGCAGCAGACGATAAGCTCATAAGATATTATGAGTGCGTCGTAGACTAAGCCGGAGGCCGGGGACAATCCCCGGCCTTTGCCGAATTTGTGTTAATAATACGTTGATAATAGAACGGAACGGATAAGAACGGAACGGAATAAAAAAGTGACAGGATTCGCGAAAAACTTCGTAAATCCTGTCATTTTTGGTGGAGATAAGCGGGATCGAACCGCTGACCTCTTGAATGCCATTCACGAAAAATGCACATATTTTCAACGGTTTGCGGGCTTTTGTTGATAGTAGGTTGATAATAGAAAGGCATCAAAATATGGCTCTTCAAGAGCCTATTCAAGAAAAACTATCAACGCCGTTATCAACATCATAGTGCATCTGTTATCTTCCTCAAATCCGCATAGTTTACGTCCTGATAATGCCGCAGCATTTCATCACTTGTGTGGCCGATGAGGGCGAGCTTGTCACGATCCGCTCCGTCGACACGTTTCATAAGCGTTGCGAATGTGTGACGGCAGCTGTGCGGAGTATAGGTGTAAAATTTCTTCCCGTCGCGCTCGACGATGGGATTGTCTATGCAGCATTTATCAAGCACGGAATAAAACAGGTCACGATATCGTGAGGTTGTGAACGGCTTCCCGTCCTCATCGGTGAACACTGCGCCGCTGGTTTTGTCTTGCATAGCCTTGTCAATGTACTTCTGAATCTTCGGGGAGACGGTGACAGTGCGATCCGTCCCGGCCTCCGTTTTAGCGCCGCCGATAAATGCCCGCTCTTTGCTGTTGTAATTCGCCGCGTCGAGCGTTACAAACTCGGCAGGGCGAAACCCAAGGTAACATTGGCACAGCACGATAGACGCGCCGAAAACGCCGTCTGCGTGCTTCTCAAGCTTAGGTATAGCATCATCCGGCAACGCGTTTTTCGCGCCGCTGTCGCCGCTCACGGTGAGGTACTGCCCCATGTTAAGTGTGACGTAGTGCCGGGGGATGGCAAATTTATATAGCAGACCGCACAGCGCCTTCATGTTCTCCTTTGTACGCCGCCCCTTGCCGCATTCGTCGAGGCAGTCTTGCAGATCGTCAATGTCTATATCCGAGATATAGAGCCGATAGACCGGCGCGAAATATTTATATGCTGCCTTGTAACAATCCATCGTAGACTTCCCGGCGCGGTGGGTTGGTAGCCATGCCTCATAGATTTGCTTGAACGTGGCCTGTTTAGGCTTCTCGCGCGGCGAGAGCTTCAGGACAGGTAAATAGTTTACCGCTTCTTTCTTTGTCTTAAAGCCGCCCTTAGTGCGCGAGGCGGGGCGCGATACGCCGTCACTCCCGGTCGCATAGTCTATTGTCACCTTAGCCGTCCACGTCTTTCCGCGCTTGTAGACCGTGCCCATACCGTTTCCCCGGCTCTTTACCGTGCGCGGCTCCGACTGCTGCTTTGCGCCGCAAAACATACAGTATTTGCTTATGTCGGGGATCTCTTCTTTACATTTTCGACATTGCATAACATCACCCTATAACAACGCCCCCGGTCTAACGACTGGGGGCTATTTTTATTTGCTGAACAAAAACCGCAAGGCGTAGCCGATGACGGCAAGCGCCGCAATAACAAGCAACACAAGGAAAACGAAGAACACGGATACTCCCGCAGAACGGAAAAGACCATCGCTGAGGATGTGCGCGTCGATAATCATGTAACCTATGACCGCCAAGAGCAGCAGCGTGGACACGGCGGCGAGAGCGCCGACAATAATACGGGCGGTTTCGAGCCGTTTATCCTTTTGCTCATCAACGGCGGTGAGCCGGGTGTTGTCGATTTCCAGCTCATGAATGCGTTGTTGCTGCCCCTCCGGACTGTCAATGGGTTTCTCAAGCCCGAACAAATCATCCAGCGACAGGTCAAGCACCTTACACAGCGCGGCGGCGTTGTACAGCAAGGGATTGACCTGCTTCCCGGCGTTGATATTGTTTACCGCCGATTTCGGTACGCCGGATTCGTCGATCAGCCTTTGCAGAGTGTAACCTTTACTATCCTTGGCCTCACGTATTCGACCTTGAAAAGCGTCACAATACGGCTGCAATTCCTGAATAGCAGACACTTTTTACATCTCCTCGAAAATTTTTCACAAAATATAAAGCTATTTTAACGACTTAGCCGTATAGATGTTTTTCGCTGGGTCTGCTACTATAAAAGCGTAGCAGATAAGTCGGTTTACAAGGATATCTGTTACAGCCCCGGCAGAGGTTGCCGCCAATGCCGGGGCACTTGCGTTAAGTCAGATCAATAACGGCAGTTGCGCTCGCGGCAGTTTCCCATTTATTATAGTCGATGATTCCAACATTTACCTCGACCGGGTCTGTTTCACTGGACAGCGGAAACGCTTCGAAAACACTAATAGTAGCACCGTCTTTAATCTGGCGGTAATATGAATCCCAATCGTAGCCATCGCCTAAATACATTTCGCTCTTTTCCTGCTGCACGCCGTTCTGAAATACGGTTATCTGCGCGGCGCCCATGAAGTCTATCGGGTCAGCGTTATCGTTCGTAAACTCGACCTCGACAGCAACTTGCAAATCACCGTCAGAGCCGTAAGTTTTATGCGCGGCGACAATCTTCACAGTGTAACCGAGAGCAGAGCAGGTATCTGAAACCGTAGCGGCGGGAGTTGCGGACGGTTCGGATTCAGATGCTGGTGCATTGTTAGCGGGATTGGTGCTTCCCGCCGCGCTTGACGCGGCTACGCCGCCACAGGCACAGAGCGCGAGAACAAGAGAAAATGCGAGTAGACACGTTAGCAGTCTTTTTACCATGACATTACCCCTTTTCATTATAGAATTGCGAATAAATTGTTACGCTACTTAAATGTTAACACTTTGCTTTGTCAAAATCAAGTGAAATCTGTCGAAAATAATAATTAAGGAGGGGAAGTTTTGGAAAAAGAGCGTGAAATACTGATAGCGGAGATAGAAAAACTGATGAAAAGCCTGACCTATGAGCAGTTGCGGTCAGTGTACATATTCACATTGCAGAAAATTAAATAGTGCGAATATGGGAACAAGCCCGGTGCGGAGTTAATCCGTGCCGGGCTTATTCATTTTGTCGGCAAGTTTCTTGAACACGTTAGCGAGAGCTGCCCACTCTTCGACGGTGGTTTCCGCCATAAGCTCAATAAGCATCTGCTCAATGTCTGAACGCTTGCCCTCCGAGAGCTGCCCGATATATTCATCAAGAACATCCTTGCGCGACTTTACCGGGAACGGATCACCGGCACCGGTGCGCAGCCATACTTCATCAACGCCGGTTTTTTGACACATCAGTGTGATGACTGCATTAGTCGGGACGTTCTCCCCAGACTCCCATTTCTGCACGGCGGATTTTGAAACACATAAATATGTGCCGAAATCTGTCTGATTCATGCCGATATGCGTTCTGACATACCGTATACGGTCTTTCAACTGGTTCACCACCTTTCGCATTTATAGTATCACATTAGCGTTGCATTGTCAACAGAAAAAGCACATTAAATGTGCAAAACCCTATTGACAAAGCATATCTAATGTGCTATCATAAGCACAGTTAATGAGCAACGGCTCAAAAATAACCAAGCCCCGTGAACTGCTGGAAACGCACAGGAAACGGCCTTGAAACAAACTCAGGAGCGGGGCAAATGAAAAGGAGAAGAGAAAATGGAACAGTTTGAATTTAATAAGGAGCAGATTCAGACCATAGCCGACGAAGTAGAGCGCCGGATGCGGACGTATACCACGGACATATATACCGAGGCCGAGATAGAAGATATCCGCCGTTCGATGTGGCAAGGCGTTTATTCCACGCTCTGCGTGATGGCGTCCAACTGGCCGGAGGTCAGGGACTGGACAGATGAAATTCAGGGGAGGTGAGAACATGAGCGAACAGGAAAAGAAAACCGCAAAGGAAGTCATTGATAGTCTGAAGCAGATACCGCCCGACGGCGCAGATTACGTGCGCGGGTACTTGCAGGGCAGACTTGACGGGCTGAAAAAAGAAAAGGAGGACAAGGCGTGACGATTGATGATATCGAGGCTATGGACAAGGCCACGTTAACACCGCAGGAGGCCGCAAGCGTCATCGGCTGCAAACCCTATGACATCAACGTGAAATTCAAAGAGGGCAAGCTTGAGTTTCCGGCAATACAGAGCGGCAACCGCGTCAAGGTTCTCCGAGAGCCGTTTATACGGTTCGTGAGGACGGGCAAATGAGACCCTGCATGGGTTGCGAGTTCCGCCGCGTTGGCTGCCACGCTGACTGTGAGGCTGGCAAAGCGCAGGAACGCGAGAACGCAGCAAAGAAAGCGTACATAAGAAAACACAATTATCCCGACGCTGATGAAGTCTTACGCGCGGGAATGGAAAGGAGAAAGAAAAGATATGGATAGTGTATTAGGCTGGCTGACGGTCACTGCCGGGGTGTTCTACTTCTTCGGTGTGCTCTTCCGTCAGGGAGTGCTTGAGCTGGAGGAGCGCAGCACGGCGAGTGAAAGAGCGTGGCAGGAGGCCGGGAAATGAGCATTGAAACATTAAGTGTCCTGATCGTCGGCGCTCTCGCGTTGGTGCTGGTTGCCGTGATCGTCTATCTCGACATAATCACCGAGCGTGCTAATGAGATACGCGAGATCGCGCAGTCCTACGGATGGGCTGACATGGGCAAGGCCGGGAAGCTTGACGGCAAGCGCTACGAACCGGCTACGGACGCGGATTTCTTCATCATGCCGGACGGCACGAAGATTCACAGGCATTGAAAATGCCGCCCCGATAAGCAGATCGGAAAGCGGCAATGGGTATATCAACAATCTTAATTATAAACGAAAAGGATGGGTAAGTCAACAATGAACGAGAAAGGTTACAAAGCATACAACCCCGGCTTGATATGCCGTGGGCATAAGTACGAAGAGAATACCGTTTATAAGAAAAACGGTCACGGTATCTGCTGCTCCGGTGTTACGCACTACTGCGTCAACCCGTTTGACACGCTTGACTATTATCCGCTTGTTCAGCCGGATGGACAGTTCAGCGAGTTCACGACGGTCGAGGCGATTGACGATCCGGTTACAGATGACGGGCGAAAGTTCGCGACGAGCACTATAAAAATTGGTTTCAAACTTGGCTTTAAGGGCTTTATACAAGCCTGTATCGACTTTCTTTATGAGAAAACGATAAAGGAGATGCCGAAACCGGAAGATGTTGATGTTAGCTATGCCGCGCAGATCGGCAGCTCCGGCGATGCCGCGAAGATCGGCAGCTCCGGCTATGGCGCGAAGATCGGCAGCTCCGGCGATGGCGCGAAGATCGGCAGCTCCGGCAATGCCGCGCAGATCGGCAGCTCCGGCGATGACGCGAAGATCACCGTTGAAAACGCTAATAATGTGGTAGCTTGTGTGGGCAAGCGCGGACGAATCAAAGCACCCGTAGGTACTTGGTGCACACTTGCCGAGTATGGCGAGTGGAACGGTGAGGGGTATCCGTGCATTTGCGTTAAGTCGTTCGAGATTGACGGCGAGACGTACAAAGCGGACACATGGTATACGCTCAAAGACGGTGAGATCGTGGAAGTGCCCGAAGAATGAGCCTATACGATTTTGCGGATATCCGCGCCGTGCTCCCCGAACATTTGAGTTGCGCACGATTTGAGGGGATGAGAGAAAAGCACCTCATGTATAGACACAAGGGCAAAATGCTTTTCTGGACGATGGAGCACTACGCAGATAAGAGCTATGGCGATTACGAAGTAATGATAGACGGCAAAAGCCAATACTTCAAAAGACTTTCGGATGCCGTCAAATGTTTCAACGGAGGGTGAAATGACACTTTACGAAATTGACAAGAGCATAGAACAGCTTGTAAATGCTGTTAATCCGGAGACCGGAGAACTGCTGGTTGATAATGACGCGCTCGACGCTCTGATGCTGGAGCGTGAGAGCAAGATCGAGAATATTGCGTGCTACGTCAAGAATCTCGCAGCAGATGTAAAGGCGCTCAAGGACGAGGAGACAGCACTTGCCGAGCGCCGCAAGGCAACAGAGAAAAAGGCCGAACGCCTTAGGGACTATCTCGATTATGCGCTACAAGGGCAGAAATTCCAGACGGCAAAATGTGCGGTTTCATTCCGCAAATCTCAGGCGGTTGAGCTTGCAGATGACTTTATAGACTGGGCGGAAAAAACAGGGAATAACACCTTGCTCCGCTTCACCGCCCCGGCGGCTAACAAGGTCGCGATAAAAGCTCTGCTTGTGCAAGGCGCAGAAATCCCCGGCGCAAAGCTGGTGGAGAACACATCCTTGATAATTAAATAAGGAGGCAGAAATGTCAGAGAAAAACATATATCAGCGCATGGCCGCAATCACGGCGGACTTACAGACCGTCGCAAAGAATCTGAGCGTGGAGACTGGGCGCGGCAAGAGCTATAAGGCCGTATCCGAGCGAGATATCATCGACGCAGTTAAGCCGCTTGAAATCAAGCACGGTGTTTATTCCTATCCTGCTGAACGTCACGTTCTCGAATCTCAGATACTCGAAAGCGAGAACGAATATCAGGGCAAGGTAACGAAGAAAACGACGTTCTACGAACGCATCAAGACCGTCTATCGCTTCTGCAACATCGACAATCCGGCAGAATACATAGAAACGACGACTTTTGCAGAGGGCATAGACAGCCAGGATAAGGGAAGCGGCAAGGCAATGACATATGCCGATAAATATGCGCTGATGAAAGCCTATAAGATCAGCACCGGCGATGACCCGGATCAGACGGCAAGCACAGAAGAGCGATACACACAGACGGCTCTAATATGCGCCGATTGCGGTAGCAAGATAGAGCCTATAAAGCTCAAGGACGGGCGCGTCTGGACACCAGCGGACGTGGTACGCAACAGTCAGAAAAGCTATGGCCGCAGCTTGTGCCGCGACTGTATGACCAAGATCAATGAAGCAAAGAAAGCCGTTAAGACGGCAGAACAGGAGGGCTAAATGCTTAACCGAATAACCATCATGGGCAGGATGACACGTGATCCGGAGCTGCGCCACACGCCGCAGGGAACGCCGGTTGTGACGTTCACCCTTGCAGTTGACCGTGACTATCAGAGCGGCGGCAGCGAAAAGCAGACCGATTTTATTGACGTCGTAGTATGGCGCCAGACCGCTGAGTTTGTCAGCAAGTATTTCACCAAGGGCAGCATGACCATTGCAACCGGTCGCTTGCAGATGCGCGATTGGGAGGACAAGAACGGCAACAAGCGCCGCAGCGCGGAAGTGATCGCCGACAGCGTGTATTTCGGTGAGAGCAAGCGCAGCACCGGCACAAACGCCGAGCCGCCAGAGTTTGAAGAGCTGGAAGCGGACGGCGAAACTCTCCCGTTTTGACCTATGACACAGAACGAAAGAATAATCCGGCACTTGACCGACTACGGCAGCATAACGAGCAAGGAGGCAATGACCGAATACGGAATAATGCGGCTTGCCTCCCGCATTAACGACTTGCGCAAGCTCGGCTATCCGATAGTCGGCGAGACGGAGACCGGGAAGAACAGATACGGAGAGCCAACGCGATACTCACGGTACAGATTGGAGAACTGACATGGCATTAGAAAGCTTTAATGCCTATCACAGCTACCTTACTGCGATTGAACCACTCAACGACGCGGAGCGCGGGAGACTTTTCACGGCGTTGCTTACTTATAGTAGCACGGGCGAAGTCCCTGACCTCCGTGGGAACGAGCGCTTTGTCTTTCCGCAGATGAAGTGGCAGATAGATAGGGATAAGAGCAGTTATAACGACTTCTGCGCACGGCAGTCGGAGAATGGGAAAAAAGGCGGCAGGCCGAAAAAGCCAACGGTTAATTTTGAAACCCAAGAAACCCAAGCCTTTTTTGAAAAACCCAAAAAAGCCATAGACAAGGACAAAGACAAGGACAAAGACAAGGACGGGTTTAGTGCATCTTCTAACGAAGATGTTTGCCCGTCTGACGACGGGCGCGGCGATGTGCAGACTGTCATTGACGCTTGGAACAGTTTAGGTTTGAATCCGATTCGCGGCGTTGCTCCGGGGTCTACTCGCAAACAGATACTTGGCGGCAGACTTAACCAAGACGGCTTGCCGTTAATCCTGCAAGCGATTGAAAACGTGCGCAGCAGTGCGTTTCTCAATGGGCAGAACAACAGAGGTTTCACGGCAACGTTTGATTGGTTTATTAAACCGTCGAATTTCCAAAAGGTTCTTGACGGAAATTATAACAACCGTCGAAACCCGGTGCCTACGTCAACGGCTGATAGGCTCGCGCAGATGATAGAGGAGGGGGTTTTCGGTGACTGAGCGCGAAACGGCAAAAATAATGTCCATAATGCAGACGGTTTACCCCGACAGCTTTCACGGCTTGACGAAAGAAGCGTTAAGCATGACGGTCAAGGTGTGGACAAAGGTCTTTGAGGACGACCCGGCAAGCGCCGTGCAAGCCGCCGTGATGGCACACATATCCGCGTCGGCAGATAGATTCATGCCGCCGCCGGGGGCTATCAAGCAACGACTTATAGGCATGACGACCAACGCGGACATGACGCCTCAAGAGGCATGGCAGCTTGTGAACGCAGCTACACAGCGCGGAATTTTTCACACGAAAGACGAGTTTGACAAGCTCCCGCCGGTGGTTCAGCGGATCGTTGGCAGTCCTAACCAGCTGAAAGAATGGGCGATGATGGACGCGGAGACAGTGCAGAGTGTCATATCGTCTAACTTCCAGCGCTCATACACGGTGAGGGCTGAAAAAGAGCGGGAGTACATGGCGCTGCCGACCGGAGTAAAAAACACGCTGGCCGAAATATCCGGGAAGCTTGGCTTTGCGACGCTGCCAGGAGGTGCGCATGAAGATTGAGAGCGCCCGGATCATGGGCAATGACCTCATACTTACCGCTTCAATACCGGACGCACGACGCTTTGTGTACGGCTTTAAGCCGGGGGAGTATGAGATATCCCCGGCAAAGAAAAAGCGCAGTCTGAACGCCAATGCGTATGCGTGGAAGCTTATCAACGACATTGCGCTTGCCGTTCGGGAAAGCCCGGAGGATGTATACCGCGAGGCGCTGAAGAACATCCCGAACATCTGCGAGGTGCTCTGTGTACAGGACAAGGCCGTTGACAGCATGGAACGGCTATGGACACGGAACCACATAGGGCGGCGCGTAGAGCGGGAGGAAAGCAAAATCAAGGGCTGCACGAATCTGTATATCTTCTACGGCAGCTCGGACTTTGACACCCGGCAAATGTCGATGCTGATAGATAACCTTGTGCAGGACGCACAGGCACTCGGCATAGAGACGCGCCCGGAGGAAGAGATCAAGTCACTGTTGGAGGCATGGGAATGAAAGAATACCATGAATTTCTCGAGAGTAAGAAAATAGCCGTCACACCGTCCGGATTTGAGCCAACGTCAAGTAATCCGAAACTGTTCAACTGGCAGAATGACATAGTGCGTTGGGCGCTTGTAAAAGGCCGCGCTTGCATATTCGCAGATTGCGGGCTTGGCAAGACGGCTATGCAGCTCCAATGGGCTAAACAGGTGTCAGAGCATACCGGAAAGCCCGTGCTGATACTTGCGCCGCTTGCTGTCGCGCAGCAGACAAGACGCGAGGGTGAAAAGTTCGATGTTCCTGTTAAAGTCTGCCGAGCGCAGAAAGATGTTGCCGACGGCGTGAACATCACAAACTATGAGATGGTCGAACATTTCTCGGCGGAAGCATTCAGCGGCGTCGTGCTTGATGAGAGCAGCATACTCAAGGACTACTCAAGCAAGACGCGGCAGCTGCTGACGGATATGTTTCAAGACACACCATATAAGCTGTGCTGCACCGCAACGCCCGCGCCGAACGATTACAAAGAGCTTGGCACACACGCGCAGTTCTGCAACATAATGACGCAGACCGAAATGCTATCTACGTTCTTTTGCCACGACGGTGGGAATACGTCACAGTGGCGCCTCAAAGGTCACGCAGAAAGCAAATTCTTTGAGTGGGTTGCTGGATGGGCGTGCTGCCTGACAAGCCCGGCAGACTTGGGATATGACAGCGCAGGCTTTAATCTGCCGGAGCTTCGTATACACGAAGTCGTAACGGAAAGCGATGCCTTAACGGACAGCGACGGGCAGATGATGCTGATGGCGAAAGCTACACAGGATTTGCAGGAACGACGGCAAGCGCGCCGGTCAAGCTTGGTTGACAGAGCGACAGCTGCGGCAGAGATAGCCAACGGGACGGATGAACAGGTGCTTGTCTGGTGTGACCTCAACGACGAGAGCAGTGCACTTGCGGATGCGATAGATGGTGCGGTTGAAGTCCGTGGCAGTCAGAGCGCAGAATACAAGGAAACGGCGATGAACGGATTTACAACAGGCGAAAACCGAGTGCTTGTGTCCAAACCGTCAATAGCCGGTTGGGGCATGAACTGGCAGCAGTGCAGCAAAATGATATTTGTGGGGCTGTCGGATAGCTTTGAAGCATATTATCAGGCGGTTCGCCGCTGTTGGCGATTCGGTCAGAGAAAGCCTGTTGACGTGTATATCGTGATCTCTGACGCAGAGGGCTGCGTCAAGGAAAACATAGAGCGCAAACAGCGCGATGCGGAGCGTATGACTTCTGAGATTGTACGGTTCACAAAAAATATACTTGCTGCCGACCTGCACCATACCGTGAGAATGAGCGAAAGCTACTACGCTTTGGAAAGGATGGAAATACCGGAATGGTTATTGAAAATATCGGCGTGATAGATCAAGCAATAGGCGAGAACTACGCGCTGTATAACGGCGACAGCTGCGAGGTGCTGAAAGGCATACCGGAGAGCAGCATACACTATGAAATCTTCTCACCGCCGTTTGCAAGCCTATACACGTACTCAAACAGCGAGAGAGATTTAGGCAACTGCCGCACGACGACGGAGTTTTACGAACAGTTCAAATACATCGTGAGTGAACTGTACCGCGTGCTTATGCCGGGACGGCTGGTGAGTTTTCATTGTATGGACTTGCCGCTTTCAAAAGAGCGAGACGGCATTATAGGTATCCGGGACTTCCGCGGTGAAATGATCCGGCTGTTTGAGGATGCGGGTTTTGTGCTTCATTCTCAGGTGTGTATTTGGAAAGACCCCGTGACCGCAATGCAGCGCACTAAGGCTCTCGGCCTGTTGCATAAACAGATAAAGAAAGACAGCTGTATGAGCAGACAGGGCATACCAGATTATCTTGTGACCATGCGCAAGCCGGGAGAAAATCCTGAGCGCGTGACGCACACGAATGAGAGTTTTCCGGTAGACGTATGGCAGAGATACGCAAGCCCCGTCTGGATGGACATAAACCCATCCGATACGCTCCAAGCAAGCAGCGCAAAGGAGGATAAGGACGAGCGGCATATATGCCCGTTGCAGCTTGGCGTTATTCGGCGCGGAATAAATCTATGGACTAACCCCGGCGATACGGTGCTTACTCCGTTTTTGGGGATAGGCTCTGAGGCTGTTGTTGCGTTACAGCAAGGGCGCAAGGCAATAGGCATAGAACTTAAAAGCTCATATTACAAACAGGCTGTACGTAACTGTGAGGGCACACAGGCATATGAGCAAATATCGCTGTTATGACAAACGAATACGGCGTGACGCTCGACCGAAACGGTTATGCTCCGTCGATCGTGCAGGATATAGACGGCTGTTGGTTCTGCAAAACACAGCAGGGTGAGCTCGACCGGCATGAGATATACCACGGGGCATACCGGAAGAAGTCAAAAGCGCTTGGCTTATGGGTGCTGCTCTGCCACGACTGCCACATGACATTACACCATACCGACGCCGCCCTTGATGCGCTGCTCAAGCGCTGGGGGCAGCGTGAGGCGATGAAGCATTACGGTTGGGGCATTGATGACTTCCGTGAACGGTTCGGAAAAAATTATTTGTGAGGTGAACGATGGAAACACATTTTACGATCCCCGGCAAGCCACAGGGCAAGGCAAGGCCACGAGTAAGGCGAGACGGACACGCATATACCCCAAGTCAGACAACGCAGTATGAAGAGCTTGCACGTTGGTGTTGGCGGCGTTCCGGGGCGGTTAGGCTGAACGGAGCTATAAGAGCGGTGATACTTGCGAGATATCCCGTGCCGAAGCGCGACAGCAGGAAAACGCAAGACGCTAAGATATGCGGTGAAATCCCCTGCACGATAAAGCCGGACTGTGACAACATCGCTAAGATTGTGCTCGACGCGCTCAACGGACTTGCCTATGACGACGATAGCCAGTCACAGAGCTGGAAGTACATAAGTTCTACGGGGACATTGGGGATGTTTTTGTAAGGCTTGAAGAAATAAAGGAGGAAAACAGATGACCGAATACATCAAAAAAATGCGGCGCTGGATGATGAATGAACCTGGCGTTAACTATCTCCCAGATGTGGAGTTTCGAGGCCATATCAGCGATACGGACAACTGCGTTTGCTCCGGTTGTCACAAGATGGGCTTCGTCCTCAAACTAACAGTACCGGAGACAGGGTATCACGATGGTAAGCGCCTTTCAACGAAGTATCACGAGTACTGGATCTGCGATGACTGCATTGAAAAACTCGCGCGGTGTTACGGCGCAGTGGCAAAGGAAGCAGGGGAAAAAGGAGAGCACTATATGACTGAATACGTAAACCGGCAAGAGGTGATTGACGCACTGCAAGCCCCGGAGATGTTTGGAATTACGCCGTACCATATAGAGCTTATCAAGCGGATTCCGACCGCTGACGTTGAGCCGGTAGTGCATTGCCGAGACTGCAAACATCGAGTTGAAAAGTGGTATTCTGACAAACGTATGAGACGAGGCGGCTACCAGTTCCAAGGTTGCGATATCGTGGAAAATTGCGATTTGGGCAAGGATGATGATTTTTGCTCGCGCGGAGAAAGGAAAATAACATGAGACTTACGACAAATACTCCACAAGGCAATTTAGAACAGTCGCTGAATCTGTTCTATGCCAAAGACGGTGAAACGTGGGTACGCGGATACGGGGAGCACGGCGCAGACATAACCCTACTTGATTTGACACGAAAGCTTATACGCCAATACGCGCAACCAGACGAAGTACCGGAAACTATGTCTGATGAGGACGTTATGTTTGCAATGGTGGATTGGCTGTATGGCGGAACCGATAGCATGGAGGGCGTGTTAGCACTTCTCTATCTTGCGGGGTGGGTATGCGCGGAGCTGCGCGAATGCCTCAAACGGTTCGAGGATAAGGAGAACGCCAATGCCTGACATATTGAAATCGCAGTGGAGAAGAGCTCGGAAGCGTCATGTATGCTCCTTCTGCAACCAGTACATAGAACTGGGGGAAAGGTACAAATATGACACCATCGTCTACGAAGGAAGCGTGTACGACTGGTTTTCACATGAGAAGTGCGACTTCCTCGCTAACGAACTTTGGGGATACGTTGATCCGGATGATGGCGGGATGTCGGCTGACGATTTTCAGGAGGCATGCCAGGATTTCTGCTTTCACTTTGTCTGTCCTAATTGTGAGCATTGGGACAGAGAAAATCGCGAGTGCACTGCAGATGACTGTTGCTGCACCGATAAAGCTTACGAGACGCTGAAAAAGTACGAACTTTATATGACTAGAGAAAGCGGTTTCATTGGTTGGAAACTTAGACCGAGAAAGGATGCCGAAGCTAATGGACAAACTTAGACCGTGCCCGTTTTGCGGCGGACAGGCAGATATAAGCATCGATCCTGACGCGGTCGTAGATACGGAAGGACGACACTGGGCGTACACTGTGGTATGCAATAAGTGCTGCGCAACATCCGGGCTTACATATCTTCCTGAAAAAGCAAGTAAAGCATGGAACAGGAGAACCGTCCATGAGTAAAAGCGGATTGCTCGCCCGGCAGAAGGCCGAACGCGAGCTATGGACGATCAAGGTAATCGCCTACACTGAGCAGCAGACGCTTGATGCGGTCTGCCTTGCGCTTGCTGAGGGCTTCGGTTTCGGCGAAGAACGGTTGAAGCGCTTCCACGACGCTTTTAACGCCAAGTACACGGAAATCCGAGAACTGGAAAAACGCGACACCAAAGACAACGAATATGCCATAGCCAAGCAAGAGGCCGCGCTTAAAGCGGCTTGCGGCAAATACTATTCACCGCGTGAGGTAAGATATGATATCAAAATCGTCACCAGAGACGGCAAACAACACAAGCTGTGAGGAGCTGTACATAGCGAATGAGAAGCTTGCAAGAAAATGTCTGCTCCGGTTCTTCCCAACGCTTGCTAACGACGAAGATGTTTTGCAGACGGCGCGAATGGCGCTATGGCGGGCTTGCCAAGACTTCAAGCCGGGGAAATGGCAGTTATCTACTCTCGCGTACACGTACATCCGGCGAGACATAATCAAGGAATGGCGCAGCTCGAAGCGCACGAAAAGAGCGCAGGAAACGATCTCTCTCAGCACACCGATACACGACAAGTCCGGCAGCGAGTATGAGCTTGAAGAAGTCTTGCCGGGGGCAAAAAACGTGGACTGGTGCGACAGTAAAGCTTGGTGGGATAGTCTGACCGACAGGCAACGTGAAATCTTGCGGTATCGCTACGACGGCAAAACATACCGAGAGATAGCCGAGATATTAGGCTATTCCCACACGCTCATTGAAACCGAGGTGCGCATAGCGCACAAAGAAGCAAAGAGATATCTGTGAGGTGAAACAAGTGTACAAATTAACACTGTGCTGGTCATGTGCAAACGCAACGGGCGGATGCTCATGGACGGCGCGTGACCCCGAAACCGGCGCGATCATGTTTAAGCCGGTCGAGGGCTGGAAAGCAAGGAAAACCACGCTCAAGGGCTATCGTCACGAAAATACCAGCTACCATGTGATAAAATGCCCGGAATACAAGGAGGACGAATGAAAATTGTAATCGACCCCGGCGCTTACCTGCCGGAACGTGCGCACGATCTTGACGCGGGATATGATCTGCGCTCACCTATAAGGGCTTATGTGCCGCCGTACAGCAGCGCAATCATCGACACCGGTGTACATATCGAGATACCGGAGGGCTACGTCGGTATGCTCAAGAGCAAATCCGGGCTGAACGTCAAGCACGACATAACCAGCGAGGGCGTAATCGACAGCGGTTACACGGGGAGCATCTGTGTCAAGCTCTATAACCACGGCCAAAGCGCCTATGAGGTCAACAAGGGTGATAAGATCAGCCAGCTTGTAATTATGCCGATAATCACACCGGCACTTGAGATTGTAGACCACCTTGACAACACCGAGCGCGGAGACAGCGGCTTTGGCTCGTCTGGCCGCTGATAGGAGCACAGGGAAATGACCGATGAAGAATACGTGTTCCGCTCTGAATGTGCAGACCGGAAACGCACAGCGCGTGGGAGCTTCAATAAACGCTCCCACGCCGGAAAGGGCGGCAGAGTCAAAATGCCGTCTGATTATATGACGAAAAAGGAGCGCGATAAGATGAACGGAGAAGTACAGAGCTATAACCTCAACAGCCCTATGAAGTGGGAGCATTTCAAACGGTTGCCGGATGATCTCAAGCATGAATATCTCAGCGCAATTATAAGCAAGTACAATCCACAACGGGAGGCGCTCGCCAAGATGTTCGGCATAACCCCGAACACGCTCTACGTAACGTGCCGGGAAGTGGGCATATCTTTTCAAAACGGCGGGGCGAGAAAGGGAAGAAACGATGCGTTCTGGGCATGGGTAAATAGCACGAACGAGGTTATGCAGGACGTGAGTGAAGAACCGTCGCCGGTGGCGGAGATTGCAACGCCGATAGAACAGGTCATGGAACCTGCTAAAAAGCCAAACAAACCGCCTATGGGCGCGGGAATACCAATAAACGGCGTGTTGGAGTTTTCCAATACCACGGCACAAGACGCATTTAATGCGGCGTATGCGCTGCTTACGACGGCGGAACTGCAAAAGCTGGTTATAACATGGGAGGCGGCAAATGACTGAATTCTGGAAACTCAAATGCAAGACAGACTTGTACAATCTCCGCAAGAACGAAGCGGCTATTGAATCCATACCAAGCGACATAGCCCTTGAGCGCGAGCGGATGACGGCGATTAAAAGCGCCTGCACAGACTCAACACCGGTGCAGGGCGGCGGGAGCAGCTACGACGACAGGCTTAATAACAGCATTTGCCTTATTGACTTGCTGACGGCTAACCTGCACTTTGCTGAAAAAGAGGTTGAATTGACTTGTAAGGCGCTTGATAAGCTCACCGACGAAGAGCGACGAATACTTGAGGTGCTTTACATAGACAAGCAGAGGAACGGCGCACAGCGGCTATGTGATGAGCTGAACTGCGATGATAGCACTGTATGGCGCAAAGCCAAGCGCGCACTGACAGATTACTGTACTGCGCGATACGGCGCAAGTTAAAATGCGAGTTTTGTGACAGTGATTTTTCTGAAAACAGTGTTATAATGATAGCGTGAATAGCTATGAAGAGCGCCGGAAGATACCGGCGCTCTTTTGTGCAGACACGGCGGTGGTTTTACCTCCTTTTCACACCGCCCAAAGAGTAGGAGCAGCTACGGCGAGGGACACCATAAGCAGTGGAGGGGGCTATGGATATAATCACAATGCGGCTTGACGATCTCAAGCCATACAGCAACAACACGAAGGAGCACCCACAAGAGCAGATAGACGAGATAAAAGAATCTATCGCTCGATACGGGATGAATGACCCTATTGCCATTTGGGGCAAATCCAACGTCATTGTAGAGGGTCACGGACGCTTTGAAGCCCTGCGGCAGATGGGGATAAAAGAAGCGACGTGCATACGCCTTGACCATCTGACCGATAAGCAGCGTCGGGAATATACCATTGCCCACAACAAAACCACAATGGACAGCGGTTTTGACAAGGATATGCTGTCCTTGGAGCTTCCCGGCCTTGATCTCGGCTTTCTCGGTTATGTAGACGAACCGGAGGAGGAAGAGGACGACGGATATTACGGCGACGAGCGCGAAAAGACGTACAGCAAAATGAATCTGCGCGACTATGACGCAGAACGCGCCGCCGGTAAATGGGATATGCCGATACTGAAAGCGACAGGCCATATACCGGAGGATTTAATATCGTTCAACTATATGCTCACAAGCAAAGACTACGGCAAGGGCATACACTTCTATATCGACGATTACCAATTTGAAAGAGTGTGGACAACGCCGGACAAGTACATTGACAAGCTCGGTATGTTCGACTGCGTTCTCACGCCGGACTTTTCGCTTTATCTGGATATGCCGCTTGCAATGCAGATATGGAACGTATACCGCTCCCGGCTGATCGGGCAGATCATGCAGGACGCGGGCATAACGGTTATACCAACGCTGCAATGGGCAGATGAACGGAGCTTTGATTTCTGTTTTGACGGCATAGAACCGGGCAGTGTAGTCTCGGTAAGCACGATAGGCGTAAAGCGCGATAAAAACGCCGGTGGTATATGGTTCGCTGGCATGGATGAGGCAATAAAGCGGTTGAAACCGTCGCACGTCGTGTGTTACGGCGGCGATATAGGATATAAATTCCCGTGTGGCGTGAGTTACATTGCAAACCATAACACGGAGAGATTCGGAGGAAAAAGCTGATGGGCGGACGTGGAGCAAGCAGCGGCATATCAAAAGGCGGTGCGCCAAGTCTTGATAACAATCTTATACGCAGGGCAAACGCCGCAAGTTTTGCAGTAGACACCGGAGACGCGACAAAGCGGGAATACACGCGGAATGTCGAGACCATAAAAGGGCTTGGGTTTGACGAGACCGAAACGAAAGCAGCATATAAAGAGCTTCACCGTCTGACAACCGAACAACTCGAAGCGGAATCGAAGGATGTCAGCCCTTATGTTTTCGGTGTAGCACGATTCAACCGCGCACAGGTGCAGAAGAACGCACAGAAAGCCGTTGACAAACGTGCAGCCGTCAATTCTTATATGAACAGTTTGAAAAATAAGGCGAAAAAAGCGCAGAAACAGAAAGAAACAAATACGCTTTCTTCGGCGCTCAAGAACGCAATGAGCAGCGGAAAGCTTGAAGTGACAGTAAACGGCAAGACGTATTACCGAACACGCAAAAACTCTGCAACATGGAGAGTTAGATAATGGGCAGCAGAGGTGCAACAAGCGGCGCAGGCAAGCACCCATACGGCAGCGAGTACAAGACGGTGTTGCAGGACGGCAACATCAAGTTTGTAAAATACCGGCTTGCTGACAATGCGAAAGCGCCACTTGAGACATAGACCAAAGGGCGCGTATATGTCACAGTAAACAGCGAGGATAAACCAGCATATATATCATACTACGATACGCAGGGCAAGAGAACAAAAACGATTGATCTCTTGCGCCCACACGATAATAAATTGCCGCATATCCATGATGGGTATTCTCATGGCGGCAATGCAAGAGGCCTTACAGACAAGGAGAAAAAGCTTGTTGAAAAGGTACGGCAGACATGGTACAATAAACGTGGCAAGTCCGTGGTGTAAAAGGAGCATACCGTGATAGCGGAGGTAACGGTTCGATTCCGTTTGCTTGCCATTTTAATTTAACAGCAATCGTCGTTTTGATAATTCAGAACGGCGATTTTTTATTTTCAAGGGAGGGAGGGTATGCCACGCAATCCCAAACAGGACGAGAACTTAAAAAAAGGACGCGATACGCAGTTCAAAAGCGGCGAGATGGCGGCGAGAAATGGGCGAAAGGGCGGCATAGTCTCAGGAGAGGCCAAGAGAGCTAACAAGAGCCTCGCAAGCCTCGCAAAGTCGATAGCACAGCAGCCCGCGCCGGATAAGCTCAAGGGGCAAATAAAGCGCGTAGGGCTTGCGATAGACGACGAGGACATGACGTGCAACGCCGCTATTGTTGCAGGAGTGTACGGAAAAGCCGTAAGCGGGGACGATAAAGCCGTTGACCGTTGGGAGACATGGACGAGCGAGGGCACGGCAGACGATAAGCCGTTCAAGATACCTGCTGAGATAATCGGCAAGGCGTTTGTTGATATAAACCGGCAGATAGTACCGAACAAGTCATACATATTCAAGGGCGGGCGCGGCGGCTTGAAGTCGTCGTATATCTCCGAGAAGATACCGGAGCTGCTTATAAACAACCCGACAATGCACGCTTGCGTTGTCCGAAAACAGACGAACACGCTTAAAGACAGCGTTTACTCGCAAATACAGTGGGCTATCAACGAAATGGGGCTGTCTGCCGACTTCGACTTTAAGGTATCGCCGGTCGAGATAACATACCGCAAGACCGGGCAGAAGATATACTTTCGCGGCTGTGACGATCCGGTAAAGCTTAAATCATTAAAGCCGCCGTTCGGTTATGTCGGCATTCTCTGGATAGAAGAACGCGATCAGCTCGCGGGAGCAGCGGAAGAACGAAGCGTGAGACAATCTGTTCTCCGTGGCGGTAACGACGCTTATTTCTTCGGCTCATATAACCCGCCGAAGAGCCGCGCAAACTGGGTTAATCAGCAGCTCTTAGAGCCGGACGAAAACCGCATTGTACACCATTCGTCATATCTGGAAGCGCCGCCGGAATGGTTAGGTACTATGTTCCTCGACGACGCGGAACACCTTAAAGAGGTAAACCCGGCAGCTTATGAGCATGAATATCTCGGCGTTTCCAACGGCGACGGCGGCAACGTGTTTGATAACATCGAGGCTCGGCGTATTACTGATGAAGAGATAGGCCGGTTCGACAGAATATATCAGGGCGTGGACTGGGGCTATTATCCGGACATATTCGCGTTCGTGCGCGTGCATTACGACGTCGTGCGAGAGACGATTTATTTTATAGACGAGCACTGCAATAACAAAACCAGCAATGCAGATAATGCGGCATGGATAAAAAAAGCAGGGTATGACGATTATCCGGTAACGTGCGACAGCGCGGAGCCGAAGAGCGTTGCAGACTTCCGAGCAAGTGGCGTAAATGCGTTCGAGGCGATAAAAGGCCCCGGTAGCGTTGAGTATGGTATGAAGTGGTTACAGATACGAAAGATGGTAATTGACCCGGAAAGAACGCCAACGGTTTACAAGGAGTTTGTAAACTACGAGTTTGAACGCGACAAGGACGGGAATGTGATAAGCGGCTATCCGGATAAGGATAACCACACCATCGACAGCACAAGATATGCCCTCGAAAAAGTATTCAGAGTATACGGAGTAAAAGCATAAATGAACATATACGAAGTGTTGCGGGCGCGGGGCTATACTACTGTGCCCGAAAGTTTTTATACGTACATAGAGAATTGGAAAAGCTGGTATGACGGCTATGTTAAGACGTTCCACCGTTATAAGGTGTGGAACGGTATGAAGTCTGTCCCCTGTCGCCTGTACTCGCTCGGCATGGCAAAGAAAGTCTGCGAGGACTGGGCGAATCTATTGATGAACGAAAAGGTTAAAATCACCCTTGAGGGCAAGAAAGAACAGGCGTTCATTGATGATGTTTTCAAGCGAAACAATTTCGCCGTCAAAATAAACGAAATGCAGGAGCTGAAAGCAGCGCGAGGAACGACGGCATACGTGCCGACGGTCTCTAATGTACAGGTCGACGGCCAGACCGGCGCAGTAACCGGCACAGATGGAGAGATACGTATTGATTACGTTCCGGCTGATTTGATCCTGCCGCTTACATGGGAAAACGGCATTGTTACAGAATGTGCGTTCGGTAGTCATAAAGCTGTTAAGAAAGACACGTATCTGTATATCTGTATTCATAAGCGCAGCGAACGCGGCACGTACGACATTGAAAATCTGCTATACAGAGACACAAAAGGTAGCCTGTCCGAAGTTAACCTTGCGGATGTTCCGGAGTTTGAGAATATCCCGCCTGTTGTGCATACGCCTTTTACACAGCGGACGTTTGTTATTGACCGGCTGAACATTGCAAACAATGTTGATCCGACGCTTCCGATGGGCATAGCGGTATTTGCAAACGCCACAGATCAGCTCAAGGGCGTTGATCTTACCTATGACAGCTATGTAAATGAGTTTCAACTCGGCAAAAAGCGCGTAATGCTCAAGCCACAGGCTACGACGAATTTCCACACGGGCGAACCGCTGTTTGACACAAACGATGTTGTTTTTTATGTGCTCCCGGAGGACGGGCAACCCGGCGATATTGTCAAAGAGATAAACATGAACCTGCGCACATCAGAGCACAACGCCGGTATACAGGATATGCTTAATCTGCTGTCAAGCAAGTGCGGCTTTGGTGAAAACCATTACAAGTATGATAATGGCAATGTCAGCACGGCAACGCAGATCATCAGCGAAAACAGCGAAATGTTCCGCACGATAAAGAAGCATGAGATCATTCTTGAGGACGTACTTGTCGAGCTGTGCCGAATCCTTCTACGTATGGGCAACGCCTATATGAAATTGGGACTTGATGAAGATGTTGAAATCACAATAGATTTCGACGACAGCATTATAGAGGACAAGGAAACAGATTTTTCCCGTGATTCCCGCATGGTGCAGATGGGCATTATGAACCATTGGGAATTTAGGGCTAAATGGATGAACGAGGATGAAGCGACCGCAAAGGCAGCGTTGCCAAAGATGGAAGACCTTGTATCAGGTGAAAATGAGTAATGCCGAAGTATCCAATTACACCGGAGTTTATGCAGGAACTCCCGGAAGCTATTGTTGTTCTATATGAACGGCTTGCCGATTACCTCATAGCCGATATATGCAGCCGGTTCAAGTATAACGAGACGGCGACGGCAACGACGATCCGGCATATAAAGCAACTGTTGAGAAACGGCTATGACCTCGATAACATCAATAAGTACATCAAGAAAACGCTGAAGCTCACCGACGCGGAGTTCTCCAAAGCTTGGAGTACCGCGCTGGGCGAGAATCAGCGTTATTTTGATGCTGTCGTAACGGATCAAACCGGCTTTAACCGTGAAGCGTTCGACAGCACGATAGCAGCCATAGCTGCGCAGACAAGCGGCGAGCTGCGCAACATTACGCGCACAATGGGCTTTGCCGTGCGTGTAGCCGGGCAGATTCAGATGCTCGACCTCGATGGAATGTATGAGCGGGTTCTTGATGATGCGCTGATGGAAGTGCAGAGCGGGATCAGCTATAACGTGGCTATCAGAGAGGCGACAAAGCAGCTCACAGACAGCGGAGTGCAGTACATCGAATACGCTTCCGGATGGCATAACCGCGTTGACGTCGCCGCGCGCCGGGCGGTTATGACAGGGGTAACGCAACTGTCACGGCAGTATAGCGAGCAGACCGCCGAGCTGCTTAATACGCCTTATAGAGAGGTCACAGCACACAGGGGCGCACGTGATAAGGATTATCCTAATCCGTGGAGCAGCCACAAGAAATGGCAAGGCCGCGTATATTCTATATACGCCAAAGACAAATACCCGTCGATATACGAAGTGTGCGGACTTGGCCAAGTAGACGGTCTATGCGGCGTCAACTGTCGTCATTTGTACCATGCATGGGTTGAGGGCGTTTCAGAGCGGACATATACCGACGAAGAGTTAGAAAAC